CGCGACTGGTCGATGTCAAAGCCCACAATATGGCAGAAGCCCTGACCCGGGCAGCCAAGTGGGAGCGCTTCGACAAGCGCGCCGAGGAATGGTTGCGCACCGACTGTCCTCACAAGATCGCGGAGACCTTCCTCGCACGCGAAGGGCAATGGCGCCTGCCGGTTCTGACAGGCATGATCACCTGTCCCAGCCTACGCGCCGATGGCTCGATCCTCGATCTGCCCGGCTATGATGCACAAACCGGACTCTTGTTTGACCCACAGGAATGCCGTTTCCCTGCCATTCCCCGTGAACCAGATCGCAATACAGCCCTGCGGGCGCTGGGCTTCCTGAACGACCTGATATCGACCTTCCCCTTTGTCAGCGACGCAGATCGTGCCGTGGCGCTTTCAGGCATCCTCACCGCACTGGTCCGGCGCTCTCTTGCCACAGCACCGCTGCACGGGTTCAACGCCCCAACCGCTGGGACGGGCAAATCCATGCTGGTTGATCTCGCCAGCATCATCGCAACTTCGCGCCCCGCGCCGGTGATCGCCCAAGGCAAATCAGAGGAGGAAATGGAGAAGCGGCTTGGTGCCGCACTGATCGCGGGTGACGTCCTGATCGCCATCGACAACTGCGAGGAACCGCTGGGCGGCGAGCTGCTGTGCCAGACCCTGACGCAGACGAGTCTGAAGGTCCGCATCCTCGGTAAGTCGCTGAATGCCGAGGTGCCCAGCAACGCGGCCATCTTCGCCACCGGCAACAATCTAACCTTCGAGGGCGACATGACCCGGCGCGCCATCCGCGCCACCCTTGATGCGGAAGTTGAACGGCCGGAGCTGCGATCCTTCGAGCGCGATCCACTCATCATGGTCAAAGAGCACCGCGGGGATTACGTCGCCGCCGGGCTGACCGTGCTCAGGGCGTTTCATATCGCAGGGCGGCCGACGCAGCGGTCGCCACTCGGTTCGTTCGGGGATTGGTCATCATGGGTGCGTGACGCGCTCATCTGGCTCGGCGAGGCTGATCCATGTGCAACGATGGAGGAGATGCGTGGCGCAGATCCCAAGCTCGAGGCGCTTTCCGCCGTTCTGGAGCACTGGCACAGCGTGATTGGCGAGGCACCGATCAACGTGCGCGAACTGATTAATCGCGCCACGGATCAGCAACCGCAGCTCTACGGACGCGCCGAGTTTATCCACCCTGAATTGCGTGAAGCCCTGCTGATCGTGGCTGGCGAAAGCGGTGTCATCAACAGCCGTCGCTTGGGCAAGTGGATCGGAGGGCATCAGAACCGGATCGTGGGCGGGCTCAAGATCGTCGCAGCCACGGTCTCGGCAGGGAGCGCGCGCTGGCAACTCCAGCGATGCGAAGCTGGGGCGGCTTCGACTTTCAAAGTTTCGGATAATCTGCGGAGCCGTGCAAATGCGTAACAACGATTACCAACGAATCTGGTGGGTTTGGTGTGTTTGGTGGATTTGTTCTGGGCGATATCTGTGTTTGTCGCAGAAACTGTCAGCGATGTGGAGGATCCCGACACCTGACATCCTCCATCCCACATCACATGTTTTGACAAGTACGGGGGTCAGAGGAAAACAAATCCACTACATCCACCAAACCCACCAGACAGACCGGCAACCGTTTGTAGCTGACGGGACAGATTGGAAGATTATCCGAAACTTTGAGAATGGCCGCGCAGCGGTTCCTCCTGCGCACATCTGTATGTGGGGGAGCGCAGCGCATAACCCCGCCAGTGTCAGGGGGCCGATATGGCTAAACTAAACAGTCTGGAGTCCAAATCTGAATTTGCTGCCCGGGTGGGCCTGACCAAAGGCCGCATCTCGCAGCTGGTGGCCGAGGGGCTGCCAGTGCGCGCGGACGGGCAGATCGACGTGGCGCTGGGCCTTGCATGGATCGAGGATAACCTCGACCCCGCCCGCCGTAACAGGGGCAGTGCTGCCACTCCTGCACGCGTCAGCACCACGCTGGCCGAGGCCAAGCGACTGCATGAGATCGTGAAGGTGCAGCGTGCCAAGCTGGCCTTCGAGCGCGAACAGGGTCTGCTGGTCGAGACTGCTGCCGCCACGCGCACCGTGTTCGCGCGCGCCCGTGCTGAACGCGACGCGCACATGTCATGGGTGCAACGCAGCGCGCCTTTGCTGGCCGCCGAACTCGGGTCCGACCCGCGCGCCACGTTCGCCGCGTTGGACCGGATGATGCGCGAGCATCTCGAACATCTGGCCGACATGCCGTTGGGGAGTTTTGGCGATGGTGCCTGATATCGATCTTGCCTGGCGGCGCGGCATCCGCCCCGAACCGCCCATCCCCGTCTCGGACTGGGCCGACCGCCACCGCATCCTGCCGCCGACCTCGGCCGAGCCCGGTCGCTGGCGCACCGACCGCACGCCCTACCTTCGCGCCGTGATGGACGCGCTTTCGACCGCCAGCCCCTACGAGCGCGTCGTGCTGATGAAGGGCGCGCAGACTGGCGGCTCAGAGGCCGGGCTGAACTGGCTCGGCTACATCATCCAGAACGCGCCCGGCATCGCGATGCTGGTCATGCCATCGCTCGACATGGTGCGTCGGAACACCACCGTCAGGATCGACCCACTGATCGAAGCCACACCTGCCCTGCGGGACCTGGTCTCCGCGCCTCGGTCCCGCGACGCCGGGAATAGCTTGTTCCGCAAATCCTTCCCCGGCGGGCAGCTTGTGATGACCGGAGCAAATTCGGCGGTGGGGCTCCGCTCCACGCCCGTTCGCTACCTGTTCCTCGACGAGGTGGACGGCTATCCGGGCGATGCCGATGGCGAGGGTGACCCGGTCGATCTGGCGATCCAGCGAACTGCTACCTTCCGTGGACGGCGCAAGATATACATGGTCTCCACGCCAACTCTGAAAGGCCATTCCCGCATCGAGGCGGCGTTCAAGCACAGCGACCAGCGATATTTCCACGTGCCGTGCCAGCATTGCGGCGACATGGCACCGATCAACTGGGCGCGCATCCGCTGGCCCGAGGGGCGGCGCGACGATGCGTATCTGGTCTGCGAGGCCTGTGGCGGCGTCCATCATGAGCATGAAAAACCCCGGCTGCTGGCCAAGGGCGAATGGCGCGTGACTGCCGAGGGCGACGGGCGCACCGCGGGCTTCCACCTCTCCGCGCTCTATTCCCCGTGGGAGACATGGGCCGAAATTGCCGCCGAGCATGGCCGCGTCCGCAAGGACCCGCCGCGCCTGCAGGTATGGGTGAACACCAAGCTGGGCGAGTCCTGGGAGGACCAGGCGGGCGACACCGTTCCCGCCGACCCGCTCATGGCCCGGCGCGAGGACTGGGGCGAAGCGCTGCCCGCCTCCGTCGCCGTGCTGACGGCGGGCGTCGATGTGCAGGGTGACCGGATCGAGGTGCAGATCGTCGGCTGGGGCAGCGACGAGGAGGCGTGGGTCATCGACTACCGCGTGCTCTGGGGCGATCCGTCGGGGCCGCGCCTCTGGTCCGATCTCGACATGGTGCTGCAGGCGACCTTCCTGCACCCCACAGGACTCGACCTGCCCGTGCGCGCCGCCGCCATCGACACCGGTGGCCACCACACCAAGATGGCCTATGAGTTCTGCCGCACCCGCCTCGCCCGGCGCATCTGGGCGATCAAGGGCCGCGGCGGGCCCGGCATCCCCGTCTGGCCCCGCCGCCCGACGCGCACCAATAAGGGCAAAATCCCGCTGTTCATTATCGGCGTGGATGCCGTGAAGGACGCGGTCTACGCCCGCCTGCGCGTCAGTGAACCCGGCCCCGGCGCCATCCACTTTCCCCGCCGCCTCGACGCCGACTATTTCCGCCAGCTCACCGCCGAGCGTGTCGTCACCCGCTTTGAGCGCGGTCGGCCCATCCGCTCCTGGCAGCCCAAGCGCGACGGCGAGCGCAACGAGGCGCTGGACACCTTCGTCTACGCCCATGCCGCACTGCACGGGCTGATCAGCATGGGACTCAGGCTGAACGAAGAGGCAGGTCGACTTGCGCCGATGTCCGTCACGCCCACAACAGCTATCGCAAAGGTCATAAAATCAGCGTGGATGAACTGAGGAGGTCCAAACCGTACCTGTTGGCCAATTCGCCTATGGCAGGATTACGTCTCATGTGCTAAGCAAATGCAGACATTAGTGGAGCGCCAAATGTCGGCAGTATTGTTTGAA